CGCTGGAACTGGTCACAGTAAACAGCCTGCGAGCATGGCTTTGTTTACTTGAGTTCACCGCTTGATATTGCGAAGGGACTGGCCAGTAATATCCGCCCAGGGTCATGTTCGATGCAGCCGAGGTGGTTTGGCCAGTGCGATAAATATAGAAGTATGTTCCGTTAGCATTTTGCACGGCAACAGGGACATTTGGAAGATTTGACGGTAAGGCTCCAACCACCGAATTGGAAATGAAAGTTGCCTTGATCACCTTGTGAACTGGAAATGCCCTGGTCACGTTCCTTGTGGTCAAACAGGCAGTCCCAGACGTGGTCACGTTCGGCACGGAACTGAAAGTTAAAGTCAGGTTGGTGGATGTGGTTTGATTTGCAAGCGGAACAACGAAATCTCCGTCCTGATAAAACGTGATGCCAGGCGAATTTGCTGGACCGTTTGCCAGTATCCCGTTGGATGTGTAATGCGATACCGTCGAGTTAACCGGAGTGATGGACCAATTGTAATTGACCGTCAAACCTGTCTCCGTGACGGTGTTGCCTGTCGAGTCGATCCATTGGAACGTTGAGTTTGCCTGGTTGTAAACAGAAAGATTCGCTGTGCCGTTTGAGGTGGGCAAAGTGAAAGGCTTTACCGCTTGAAATGAGTAGTTCGTAGATCGCAAGAATTGCCCGTAAGCAGTCAAACGATTGTCGCCGGTGATGTTGGACGCAACAAGCGAGTCCGTCCATGTGTACGTTGTGCCACCCGTCAATGCACCGGGGAACTGTGGCGTGAAAGAGCATGTCTTTTGGATTTCGCAGTACATTTTGGGACCAGCTTGACCCACATCAGCAGTTAAGAATGGAGGGTTGCTGTAGTAAGCCTTGGATCCACCGTCATAGACTACGCCCGTTTCTCCTTCGTTTCTCCAAGTGGGTGTCATCCATGAAATCGCATTTGATACGCTGTTTGCTGGTCCTTGCCAAATAGAACCATATGGAGGACTAAACGTAAAGTAGGTTGCATAGAAGTCCCAGATCCTCCACCGTTTTCCGTAGCAGTCGTATTCCATAAACAGCCTTGGTGCGTCATATTGCCCAGTAGTGCCGTTGGCCACATACTGTATTTCACGCTCTTCCATGATGGTGTTCATGGTAAATCTGGCATCGACATAAGTGTCATAATTTGGAACATAACCATAAAAATAAACGTAGCATCCGGCAGGTTGCTGATTTAAGGCTAAAAAAAAAGCACCTGACCGGTTCTTGTGTCTCTGTGCGCTGGTCGAATCATGCCGATGGTGACGCTGCCATCATTGTACTCATAGGCTGGATCGTAAGTGATATTCCCAGATGTCGTCAAATTATTCCATTTGCCTGTGGAGTCCCGATAAACCTGAACCCAAGAGTATTTTCTGGGAGTCGAGGAGTCTTGCGCAGTCAGGCGAATATCTAAGTCGCGAACAAGTTCCTGCTTTGGTCTTGCGTCATTCATGGCTTGTTGCATGCTCCTCCACGATAGAAACCAAGCGTTCGTTTCGTTGGCACAGTCTTGAAAGTATACCCGAATTGAACCGTTGCCATCTCGCTTGCGTTCACAGAAATATTGAAATTGGATATCAGGATGTAGCCTTCATACGTCCATGAACCCGCCGTGATGATCAGATACATCTTTGAGCCTGCACGCACGCTGGCAGGGTCGTTTGTGTGGTCGGTGTCGCTGGCTGTAACAAATCCATCGACGGTCCCTGAGATTGTGGTGGGTCCAGAATAGCTGTCTGTGAATCCGTTGTAAGCTGTGGTGCCGATAGTGGTGATGCTGGATGATTCTGTGGCCGATATAGATCCATGCTCGATGATGAGAGGATTGGCGTCAGCCGGTCCAGTTCCTACCGCACACCATGAATAGTTGACCCGGTTGCCGTTGCCTGCAATGAAGCCACGTCCGGTGAATGGTCGGTTGAGTGCTGCCATACCAGAGCCTCCTTAGACGGCAATTGAAACAGGTGGTTTTGGAGCTGTGGAGAGAATGCCGTAGTAGAAGAGGGTGCTTGTATAGTCCTGATAATTGTAGCTGCGGAAAATGTGCGAGTTCTTTGGCCCAGAGGTTTGGGCCACTCCGTTCGTGATCACAGGCGCCATCGTTGACCAGGCCATCAGCTCTGATGTAGCGCCCGGGTATTTGGCACGGATGGATTCCGATGGTCGAACATCGGTCGGTGCGTCGATCAGGTTCCAGTCTTGTGGCTTGCTCTCGAAGTTGTGGGTGATCTTGTAGCCGGGATAGCCCAGAGGCGACATGCTGTATTCGTTGTCGCTCCCAAGGTAAAGCAAAGTTCCAGCCGCCCAGATGGAAATATCCTTGCGGTTGACTGATCCTCTCATCTTGGTCATGTTGGCCAGGTTGACAAGCGATGCATCCACCCACGGGAATTCAATGCGAATCACGTCCTTGGCATCGACTCTGGGCATGGGTTTGTTCAAAGGTGCAAAGGTGCCGTTGGCAAAGTCTGCTCCAGCTCCACCAGCAATACCGGCAGCGGTGTATTTGGCAGCAACCGTGTTGTTCTCGCCAAACTCCACGAACTCGCCTGAGCCTTGCATGGTCACCCAGCAACAGTTCAGACCCAACGTGTTTTCAGGTTCCTGCATCCACTCTACAGAGACCTCGGCCAGATCCGCATTTTCGAGCGTGTTGACGCCTGAGTTGAGGTCAACAGATGTGCCGTTGGCGTTGAGCGTGTTAGGTGCGTAGCTATCAAGAATTTTAAAGGACATCTTTTGGGCTGTGAGTGCCGAAAGAAGCGTCTGCTGGATCTTGGTTTTGTAAGGATAGCTAGCCGTTGGGCCACCGTTTTTGCGTGCAAGAAAACGGTCTTTACTGTCGATCAGAGTCAAAGCCAATTGCAGGTTGGCCGCAGTACATGGGACAATCCAACGGCCTGTGTAGGTAACGGAATTTGCTTCAGCGGTGTAGCCGAAACCGTCGGTTACGGGTGTCCAGCCAGGGAAAATCATTTTAGGCTCCTACCAGTTGAGGGGAACGGTCTGGGCCGGGTTTCTTTGTGGCCATGTCTACGGCACCGGTTCTCCCGCCTGTGGGTGAAGTATTAGCCGCAATCTTTTCCAAGACTGTTAGTTGCTTGTCTGCTGTTGCTGCGTTGTTCAATAAAGCGGAAAACGACGATCGCTGTGGACCTTGTTTCTTTTCCGTGGAAATGGTTTTCCCCGGCATTTCACCAATCGCACCCGGCCCAGTCGGCACATTTAACTTCAGGGCCGCAGAGAGAGAGGCTTTGTCGGCATCACGCTTGACATTTGCTTCAGCCAGAGTGGCCCCAGCCTCTTGATCCATCTGCTCTCGCCTCTGTCCCAACTGTTCCACGATTGCCGTCATACCTTCGCCCAGGCTGATGCCCATTTGCTTGGCGATAAAGCGAAACGGCTGAATCAATAGATCAATTCCCTGAGCCAGTCGATAACCCAACTCAAGAGCCATCCGGCCAAAGATCCCTTGGAATCCTCCAAAACCGATAATCGCATCACGAAAGAATCCGCCGACAGCGCCCAAAACAGACATGAACCATCCACCTACAGTTATCAAGCCTTGGCCCAACGGGATAATCACACCCACGACAGCCGCCGCAAGACCATCTGCCATGTCAATGATTGTGTTTCGCATCTGGTCGATGAAGCCTGTGAATCCCTCAAAACCTGCTCCACCAATCGCACTTAAAATGACAGATTGCAAATAGGCAAAAGCCTGAGTCACAGGCTGAATGGCCTGGCCAAAATTGGTCATCATCGTTTCGATCGAGTTGGCGTTGGTCCGCTGCATGTTGGAAGTCGAAAGCCGAGTGTTTGCAAAGTCGCCTTTGGCTCGTTGCGTCTGTTCCATGATGCCTTGGGCGATAGCCTCACCCATCGGCAGTCCGGTCTTCTTGAGGCTTTCGGCATCCAAGAAAACCTTGTATTTCCGCATGACCTGGAATTCACCAGCAAATGCTGATTGCAGATCCTCACGAATCTTGGCCGGGTCGATGTTATCCTGAGATGCGATATCACCCACTCTGGCTTCCAGGTGCTTGGCCGTTTCGATAGCCTTGCCGGTCTCAGTGCCAAGACCCTTCATGGCCATGGCCGAGCCTGTGATGGACTCCAGAATGTCCTTCATCTGACCTTGGCCACTGCTTTGCAGCTCGGTCGCAAACTTCACTGCATCGGCTGTGGCATCGCCCATCAACACACCTGTTTTGCTGAGTGTCTCGTTGAGATCAGCACCACGAGTAGATGATTCGCTGATTGCTGATCCGATCCCTCGCACAGCCGCCCCGGCAGCATTGATTGCAGCCATCGCAACAGCAGCTCCACCACCCATGATGGCACCGGCCAGCAGCCCCTTGCCTCCACTGGAGACAGCCCCGCCCATGCCTTTCAGCATGGACTTGGCTTTCTCTAGGCCGCGACCAAGCATCGCAGTGTCAGCACCGATATTGACAAACAGGTTTCCAACGTTCGCCATCAGTGCACCTCTTCCCAGTCATCCGGCACAGATTCCATCACTTCGTTCAGAGTTTCGCGGCTCAACTGGCCTGTCAGGTCAGGCTTTTCCACCATCAGAACCATGATCTGCCAAGGCGTCAGCTCCAGAACATCCTGATACCGCATGTGGCCCTCTAAGACCAATCGCCTCATCAGATCGTGCCAGTTGACGCCTGAGAGGTGCTGTCTTTTGGGTCGTCTGCGCTCCGCCCGGTGATCGCAAACATCAGCAGTTTGATGAGTGCTGTCTGGTAAGGAATGGAATCAACCAGCGCCTTAACCTCATCCTGCGTCACGGTCTGGTTCCGCTTCAAACCGTGGTACAAAACAGCTTGCTGAACTTCACGCGAGCTGAACAGATAGGCTTGGCCATCTTCACTTTCTGGTAGTGGTGGCCAGTAAGCATATTGCCGCTTGGCTTCTTTCCAAATCTCTTTAGCCGTGGCTGGTGGCAGGTCGCGACAGGCTTCTTTGGCGTCAGTCAGTGGATTGGGAACAATGCCCCGAAGCACGTTGCCAATTTCAGCTCTATCGCCAGCAGTCAGCTCGGAAAGTATCCAGCTCCGGCTGTTGAGCCGGAACTGAAATTTGCGAGCGATCAGGTCATCAATATCAAAGACCATAGAAAATCTCTCTCAGGTGTTAAACGCAGTTCACAATACCGATAACTCGTGTGCGTGGATCGCCGTTGTTTTTCAGCGACAAATCCAGCGTGACAAAGTCGGCAGCATCCAAAGATGTTTTGAGCGATTCGAGCATGAATTCGCCCTCGTAGTTGAGTGATCCTGCAACCAGGTTGGCGTTCAAATAGTCGCCAGTTTTAAACGGCAGCACAGTCCCGTTTGCGTTGCCTGTGCCTGTAACCGACGAGACGAAAGCATTGACTTCAATGCTGACGTCCAACGAGCCGGCAGCACGGATCTTGCCAACACAGTTCACATTCGCTTCAGCAACCGACACGTTATCGTCCAGCGAACCAGATTTTGCGATCAGGTTAATAGCTAAAGTTGCGTTGGCTGTGCCTGTGGTTTGATCCAGTGGAGTCAGTGTGATGGTCCCGTTCTTGAACGTGACCGGCTTGCCCTTCATGGCCATATGTAACCTCTTTCAATTGTCGAAGATTTCGACTTTCAGTGTGAACTCGAAGACCCAAACATCCAACTGACCAACCTTTGCCGGACGTGCCAAACTATCCGGTTCGATTTGAACCGAGGTAATTTTGTCGCCCGCCAGAGTGTCCATTTTCTCTATTGCTGATTCGCCAATTGACCAGGTCGATTCCGCCGATGTGGTCAAGATCGAGATTCGGTAGTTGTGCGAGTCCATATAGGACCCAGCCGAAAGCGGAGTGCGTGAAAACCCGGTTGCTTCCATCACGGCCAATGGTGGAACAAGCGGGTCAGGTGCATATTCCAGCCATAAGCTGGGAAGCCCAGTTTGTGCAGACCAGTGCGATTGGATAACCAGCGGGACGTTGTAGCTCATGATGCCACCACCGGCACAGGAGTGCGACAAATGACCGTTAGAGCGGTGTTGTGGCCCAGTCCAGCGGCCTCAGATGAGGTTGAAACCTGTCCAGTCGCAACCCGGCCTGAAGCGGTCAGCACCTTAACCCAATGGTTCGTGGTCAACGGCCATGATCCAGCCAGGTACACAGAGAATATCTGGGCCTCACCTTCGATCGGCGGTCCATCACGCTGGATGGACTTAAAATCGACTCGGCATTTTGGCGTGCCGATCACGGTCAGAGTCTGCACCGGTTGGCCCATGGAACCTTTGGCGTTGGCTTCCAGGTAGATCGTTGCACAGGAGTTTAAAAGTCGTTCCGGCAATGGCATCTTTCCCTCTTTCGATTTAAACTGAGGCTCTTTGAATTGCTTGCTCGAACCGGTCCATAATTTCCGCTTGCTGCGATTCCATGGCCGGTCGCATGTACGGACGAGGAGGCAGATTAATCATCCCTTTACCGCCAAGCTCTTGAATTCGTGCATACTTCAAACCTTGCATGGGTCCTACTTTGGCGTGTAGTCCGCCTCGTGATGGCTCAACAACAATCTTTTGGAGGTTGCCACTTTGCTTATGAGGTGGCGAGCCAGGTGCAGAAGCAGTCGTCCAACGATTCTGAGGTGGACCATACCAATAAATCCGGCTGGCACCCTTGTGAGTCCCACCGAATCGCAGCGTGGATTTGCGGCCCTTGACCGTCTTCAAGCCTTGGACCTTTTTTAATCCGCTGGAGAATGTCAAGGCGTTTTTCTGAGTTGCATTTAAACCTTTGAAAGCCTTGCTTTTCTGCTTGTTTAGAGCGTTTGCGGCGGTCTGACCCGGTTTGTTCAGCAGTTTGACAGCCGCTTTTCGGACCTTCCCAGCAGAAATGCGGATAGCCTCGGATAATTCTTTATGGAGGCGAGCTTTGTACGCTTCGCCATTCCATTCTAATCGAAAGTCTCGACTGATCATCCCATCACCACCACTCTGTAAGGCTGAAGCAGTTGTGTCACAAGTGCTGGCAGGACGCTACCAGAGTTTAAGATTTGATACATGGCGGAGTAGTCACCGATGCGTTCCATCTGGAGCGGTGCCGGATTCTGACCATTGTTTTTTAAATGCACAGCCGTTAACGCGATCGCCAATTTCACATCGGCAGTCAAATCAGCAGGCAGAAAAGTTCGAGCGCAATACTGGTCAATCAATGACGATGCTGCTGACAGGTAGGCCACGGCAGAGGCAGCGGACCATGTGCCGATCACGTCCGTATATGTCGTTGCTTCAGATTGCGAGATGTAAGCGGCCATTGTTTTACCTCAAGTTAAAATGAGACCCGGCGGGCAGGGAGGACCCGCCGGGCTGACCAACAAAACCAAACTCAGGAAACGGCTTCTTTGAGGCTAGCAAATGCGCTGGCATCTCGAACAGCACCGCCGATGCGGTACTTGTAATTCAGCCGAATCAGGTTATCACCTTGCTTAGACATGTCGTCAATGATGACCGTAAAGCCTTGGCGGACGAGCAGGTAGTATTCCTGAAAGTCACCAATCAGGATCGAGCGGGCAGCGGCCACACCACTTGCTGGCATGTACTCGACATAATTCACAGGAACTCCGAACATTTGATAGCCCGGAGCGTTCTGGAACGTGCCTTGTTGGAAGCCTGAAAGCAGTGGAATTCCTTGGGAATCCTTCACCTTGTAGAGCTTGCCATGTGTGGAACGATTCATAATCCAGCTCAAATTGGAACTGTATGATTCCTTGAAGGAAAAGAACAGGTCCGCCAGGTTGTCGTAAATCTTGGCGTTATCCACGCCGAGGCTTGCCGATGTGCCTGAAAGCTGTGTGCCGATCCCGGTGTTGGCCAGAATCGCTTCAAGCGAGTCAGAAAGCGTGGTCGCCGAAAAGACTTCCTTATCAATTCGGTTTGCAAACAATTTGCTCGACTCTTGTTGCAGGTAGCTGGACATTCCCGGTGCATCTTGAAAGAAGTCAGCCGAAATATCCTGAACCATCGTGCCGGTCTTGGCGGTGATGGTGAGCTGCGAGAACGGCCCGGTGTCGATCGCCGTGGCTGTTGGGCTTTCGCCCTTTGTTGGACGATTGTTAGTGCCGATGGTACCGACACGACCACTGTCCGTGTTGGTGTCGGTATTTTTCGGGAACGTGACACTCGAAACATTCGTCGTAATCACTCGACAGAGTTGCAATGCCTTCGGTGTGACCGAGCGTTGCGTGATCACATCAAAACGGAAGTCTGGGGCGACAGCATTGGAACCGTTTGTGGACGATGCCAGAGTCATGGCCTTGGAGAAAGGAATAAAGAATTCATTCCATCCAAGATTCCTGTCGCCACCTTTGCCGTATCTTTCAAGCATGTCGCGATGATTGCGGCTTGTCACGCGATCGACGTTACCACGGGCCTCCAGAAGCCCTTCAAACGCTTTGCTATAGTCGCGAGATGAAACCGCTTCCGTGTCTGTCAGGCTGGCAAGGTCGCCACCGTCGATCACCTGGCCGCTGCGACGGTCGATTGTGGCCGCCTTGTAGGTTGGCTGTGGGCGCTGTGGCTTGGCCGACAGGCTTTCGAGCATGGCGTTGGCGTTTTCAACAGCCTTGACCAAATAGTATTCCTTGTCACAGGCTTCAAGCCGATCATTGGCGGCTTGCAGGTCGGCAGACTTTTCAGCCCGAACATCGTCCGGAGCCGCAAGAATTTCATCACGCAATGCAATCACGCTGGAAGCGAGTGCGATGCGGTCTTCGGCAATGGATGCCGCAGAGCGGATTTCGTTTGCAATACTCATCTTAAGAACCTTTCGTTTACCGCTTGGCGGCGGTCAATATCGAATCAGCCAATTCCGCCTGGCGAAACAATTTCGTCAGGTGCTTGGCATCCACCACCGGGGTCGGTGTTTCATCGTCGGAGTGTGCTTTAACACTGATAATCGAAGCGTCAGCGTTGGCCGGGATCGGCACCACTGAGACTTCGATAATCTCCGATACTTCTTTGATCAGATTTGCACCCTTTTCAGAGAGCCTGATTTGACTTGCGTTTGGTTTGTATCCGTACCGGTCCCAAAGCTCTGAGACCTGCTTTTTGCTTAATCGTTCTGGCTGTCTCGCCAAAAATGAAATCGACATCTTGCGAACCGCTTTTTCGCGGAGCAGAGTGCGGATATCCTGACCGGCTTTTGTGGCGGAAAATGTCACATCCACCTTCAAACCAGATCGGTCTTCAGTCGCATCATTCAGTGTGCCGATCACCGCGGATGTTTTGTTTTCGTGGTCAGACAGGACCAAACCACCTGAGTCCATAAAGTCTTGAATCGACTTTTGAAATGCGCCAGGCAAAATGATATCGCCTTGGCGGTCGATGTTCAGGAAGCGGGCAGCATAGCCCACAAAGCCGCCTGTATCGCTTTTCGTGATGCCGGAATCAGTCGATTTAGTGATCATTATCAGCCTCCAATATCCGGCCTGTTTTCGTGAATGATTTGGCGTTCCCAACTGCAACCGATTGATATCCAGCCTCTTCAGCAGCAGCAAAGTCGATGTCCGAAGGCTGTAGGTATCCGTTCTCACCCGGCCTGACAGGTGGCTTCAGATTCTTAGGCATCTCGTCTTCAAAGACTTCCAAGAGCGAGCACCGGCAACCAGGGTGAAATGGTGGAAATTTAAGGTCTTTGTATGTCTTGTTCTTGCCGTTCGTGCCAAAGGTTCCGCCCTTGGGAATGACCGGGCATAACCTGAATATCATTTGACACATCGGGCAGGCGTCACCGGACAGCAGCAGTTCCCAACCGGTGATAAAGTCCAGCCCCTCAGCAGCACTTGTCAGGCCTGTGTTATAGGCTCGTGCTGATTCGGTGATTGCAATGCGACGTGCTCGCCATCGTGCGTTGTCCTTGATCCATGTGCTGATTCGGTTGGTTAATTCTCCAGCCGTTTCGCCCGCCTCAATGGATGCTGCGATATCAACCCGCATACCTTCCAGAGTGCGAAGTGTATCCTGCGTGAACTGCTCAATCGTTTCCTGACAGAGGTCCAGCGTGGCATTGCGTGCGGCCTCAATCACTTCTGGTGCACGGACCAACCATTGGTCGGCATCCTGTTGGCCAAGAGACACCAGAAAAGACCGACCAGATTCGTCGATCCATGCTTCAATCACTGGAATAAATTGGGCGGCCATATCAATCGGAGCCGTGAATGGATCGGCTTCCTTTTTCCGGTCGTAAATCGCCAGCCACGGTTTTGCCACGTTGTTGCCCAGCTCCGCGAGGATGCGGCGGGCAATACGCTCCAATTCCGTGCCGGTTGGCATGGCATTGAGCCTGCTCTTAGGTGTTTTTCTTTTCAATGTGCGATTTATGCAAGCACTGGAGGTAAGTTATTTGGATCGGCCACGGTGGCACTGACGCAGTAAGCATCCCAGCTAGTTCCGGCCACATTACGATCTATGATCCAGCAGTAGCCATTCCAGCCCCAGCGGGTACCCCATGAGTTTTGCATCAATACGGCCCATTTTCCGTTGGCCATTCGCTTCATTCCCATACCACCTGTGACAGCATGGTTATGGGATCCAGCTCGGTTGCCTGGGACACCATCTTTGTCGAGCACGTTGAAATTAGAGTTGACTGGGACTGAAAAGTTAAATGGCATTCGGAGCTGGGCCGCAACACATAAATCGTTGAAAGTGTCGAGCCTGTATCCAATCTCAACTTTGAACCGCTTGGCATCAGTTCTGGCCGACTGAGGAATTCTTGAAGGATTAATTGTCGCATAAGGAACCAGCGGCTCAGAGCAAGTCCCTTTGTTTTCAAGGTAGACAAGAGCTTCCGCAATATTCGATCCAACGTCCCAACCGTTGCATAGATCAGCATAGACGAGCCAAGGACTGAGAGCGACATAAGCGGCGCCAGAAACGTACCGAGCGATTTCCAGACTGCTTGCCGCTGCATGGCCATTGCAAGCCCCTTTTCCGTTCTGGTCTTTTACTTTGACCGGATATTTTGAATCATCCCTTAGGTCGAATTCTTGCCATTCGCTTTCGGGAATATCTGGGAGTTGCTTGCCAGTGGCCAGCATGAGCGTGGATTCATGGCTTCCCAGGTATCTCAGCTCGCCGTCAGGTGTCACCCAGCCAAGCAGATTGCTCACTTGATCACCTCCACCAGCTTGATGATGTCAGCCTTGGTCTGAGGACTCGTAGACTTGACGATCTTGCCGTTTTGATCCTGCAAGATGACGGTCGGTAAACCTATCTGACCAACGGTTGTTTGAAACCCTAGTCGATCTATGTCCGCTTCCCCTGCGATGTACGAGCGATACTGTATCCCACGCGATTCTAGCAACTTGCGAATCTCTGGATCGGTACGCCATGCTTGTTGCTCCGGTTTGGATTCATCCACAACAACCGAAAACCACTTGATTCCACTGACCGGCTCAGGCTTGGTTTCGTCCTCGTCTGGTACTGGTGGCGGAACTGGTCGAACACCACCCTGTTCGATGGCGATGACACTTCCACTGGACTTACCCACAAAGTAGGTGAAACCAGCGTGGCTAAACACCACCCGCTCCTCGACTGCTGGCGGAACCAGAGTCGAGGGAACAGGCTGTTGAGCCAGTAGAACTGCGATCAGAAGTCCGATCACAGGCCGACCTCCCATTGAACAGATTTAAGCTGCGACTGAATCGACTCTTCACGCTGATTAAGTGCCAGTTTGACACTAGATTCATCTATGCTCACCAGCTCACCGTTGGCCAGCTTGGAGAGCAATTCGCGGATCACCTCCACGATGATCGGAGTCAACAGGCGGATGATGATCTTGCTGATCATTTGCTTGCTTCCACTTCATAAATATAAATTGCTTTGGGGCTGAATAAGCCGCGAGGTTTTGCCAAGAGGAATCTTGGTGGTCGTGGCTTGCCGTTGATTGGTCGGGGAGGCAGGAATTGAACCTTGACCTCTTTTTGCTCGACTGTGGTGGTCGTTGTGGTCACTGTCTGCTTTGGACACTGGCCAGACTGACAGGATTGAGCTGCAAGAACGATGTACTCTGCGAACAAGGATCACCTTACCTCTCTTGGGCTTAGGGTATGTTCCCGAAACAGATTTCGGGAACATTTGTCAACTATTTTGCTGACATCAGCAAAATGGTAACCGTCTCGCCTGTCCTCTCGACGGTGAGGCGGTAGG